GGATATAGATTATGCTGAAATAAGTGTTGGTGATTATATTATTATTAATTGCTCTGCTGCTATAGATCCTGATGATTTTACAAGAGTATATAATGATCCCTTCTTAAAAAGATATTTAACTGCATTAGTCAAAAGACAATGGGGTATGAATCTTATTAAGTTTCAAGGTGTCAAGTTACCTGGTGGAACTGAGTTAAATGGTAGACAGATATATGATGATGGTCAAAGAGAGATAGATGAAATAAGAGCACAAATGTTGAGCACCTATGAAATACCACCTTTAGATTTTATAGGATAATGATATGGCACTTAACCCTTATTTTCTACAAGGATCACCTGGTGAACAAAGTTTAGTTCAAGACCTAATCAATGAGCAATTAAAGATATATGGTATTGAAGTATTCTATATTCCTAGAAGATATATCACTAAGAATACTGTTATCAGAGAGGTTGTACAATCTGAGTTTGACAGTGCATATCCTATTGAAGCGTATGTGGATAGTTATGAAGGATATGGTGGACAGGGAACATTATTATCAAAGTTTGGAATACAGAATGTAGATGATTTAACTTTGATTATTTCAAGAGAAAGATATGAAAATTATATTACACCATTAATTAAAAGCATACCTAATATTGAACTAGCAACTAGACCTAAAGAAGGTGATCTAATTTATTTTCCTTTAGGTGATAGATTATTTGAAATTAAATATGTAGAGCATGAGCAACCATTCTATCAACTCAAGAAAACATATGTATATCAACTAAGATGTGAACTATTCAGATATGAAGATGAGGTCATTGATACTGGTGTTGATACTATTGATGATGAAGTAGAACAACTAGGATATATTCAAACACTGACATTAATAGGAGCAGCAGTGACTGCCACTGCTACTGCAACTTATGTTGCTAGTGGAGCAGTTGATAGAATTTCAATCATTAATGTAGGTAAAGGATATAAACAATCACCACAACCTATAATTGGAATATCATCAGCACCTGATGGGGGAATATCTGCTGTTGGATTTGCATCTATATCAAATACATTCATTGATTGTGATACAGGTTTAACTGATGGTAAGATAGTTGCAATTAATTTATCAAATGCAGGTTCAGGTTATACTGAAGCACCTATGATTACTATTCAGGATCCTGAAGGGACAGGAGTGGGTGCTGCTGCAACTGCAGGCATTACTACCATAGGATCTATTGGTGTAGTAGCCATAGCAAGTGGAGGTTCAGGATACACAACAAATCCACAGTTCACAGCATCAGGAAATGTTGGAGTAGGAACAACTGCAAGAGGTATTGGTTTAATCAATGCTTCTGGTATAGTTACTGCTGCATTTATTAGTCATGCTGGTTCAGGATATACAACTGCACCAACTATAACATTTGATGCACCTACAAGTGCTGGTTCAGGTATTGGAACTGGATCTTACATCTTTAATGAGATTGTTGAGGGTCAGACATCTGGTGCTACTGCAAGAGTTAAGGAATGGAATGCAGTGACTAATAAGTTAGAGATATCTATTATCTCAGCTAACTTTGAGAAGGGAGAGCAAATCATAGGTCAAAACTCTGGTGCTAAGTTTGCCATATTCAGTGTCAATACTGATGATGAAGTCTCTGGATTTGCTGAAAATGATGTGATACAATCAGAAGCAGATAGTATCATAGACTTTACAGAGAAGAATCCATTTGGAATGCCCTAAAATAAAATCGTTAAATAGTACTGTATAGGTATAAGATAATGTTTGAGTATTTTTACAACGAAATTTTTAGATCTGTTATCATTGGATTTGGATCCCTATTTAATGGAATTGAAATCAAGAAAGGAGATTCTATTATCAAGGTTCCATTAGCATATGGTCCTACACAAAAGTTTTTAGCGAGAATGCAACAGGAAGCAGATTTAAATAAACCTGTTTCAATTACACTTCCAAGAATGTCTTTTGAGTTTTTGGGATTGCAATATGACTCATCTAGAAAGTCAACTCAAACACAGACAATTATAAATCAAACTCCTGATGGAGCAAATGTAAAAAGGAATTATCTTCCAGTTCCATATAATATGAGATTTGAACTATCAATCATGACTAAATTAAATGATGATATGCTTCAGATCATAGAACAGATACTTCCATACTTTCAACCTGCATATCAACTTCCAATTAATTTTTTAGGTAATCTGAAAGAAAAGAGAGATGTTCCTATAAACTTAGATAATATATCAATGGAGGATGATTATGAAGGAAACTTTGATACTAGAAGAGCATTAATATACACTTTAAGTTTCACTGCAAAAACAACTCTATTTGGTCCTATTACAGATGTTACTGGATCTATCATCAAGAAAACTGCTATTGGTTATGTTGCTGGTTCAAGAGAAGCAGGTAGAGCACCTGATAGAAGTGTTACATATAGAACAGTAGCAAGAGCAACTAAAGATTATACTGGTGATGTTAGAACTCTATTAGCAGAGGATGTAGATCTACTAGAAACAATCATAGAGGTTGATGATGGAACAAAAGTTGAAGCAGGTAAATACATCTATGTGGGACAAGAAGAAATGCTTGTTGACTCAGTAACAGGAAATAAATTAACTGTGAAGAGAGCACAAGATGATACCACTGTTCAAAATCATGTTAAAGGTGCACAAATCTTTGGTATTAATTATACTGATGCTAAAGAGGATAATGCACTCATTGAGTTTGGTGATGATTTTGGATTTGATGGATCTATAGAATGAGGTTAAAACTATGGCAAAATATGACTCATTAAATGAAACATTGAATACTGATTATGATAAATCAGTAGAAATTGAAGTTAGTCCACAACCACCCATTCAAAAATCACAAGGTGATATTGACATTGAGAAGGACTACAAATATACTAGAGGACAGTTATATTCAATTATTGAGAAAGGACAAGAAGCAATTAATGGAATACTTGAATTAGCATCAGAGAGTGAAATGCCAAGAGCATATGAAGTTGCAGGTCAGTTAATTAAAAATGTGGCAGATGCCACTGATAAATTGATGGATCTACAGAAAAAACTAAAAGATGTAAATGAAGAAAAAGAATCTAAAGGTCCAACAACTGTTAACAATTCACTATTTGTAGGTTCAACTGCAGAACTGCAAAAGTTTCTAAAACAGAATGACAAACAATAAAGACTCTCTAAATGATTTCTTCAAATCAATAGGTGGTGAGAAGAAAAAACTAAAAGAGGAAAAGAAAAAGATTATTGGTGATCTATCATTAGATAATCTTTTTTCCTCTATGGAGGCAGAGTCACGCAAAATTGAAGAAGAAAAGAAACAGTTAAAGAAAGATGTAGAAGCATTTAAAAATATATTATTTAATGAGGAACCTAAAAAAGAAAAAAAACTTGAAAAACCAAAGGTTGAAAAAGAAGTTGAAGAGATTGCCACTGAAGAAGTTGAAGATAGTATAGTGGGTAATGCTGTAAAAATATTAGATGTTATTAGTGAAGAAGTAGAAACTATAAAGACTGAACCAGATCTTGAAAAACTTAGAAAAGAAATAGAAGTATTAAAACAGGTAGTTTATGAACAAGGTGGTGGTGGAGAAGTTCGTCTTGAATTTTTAGATGATGTAGATAGAGATAGTGTAAAGGTAGATGGTAAGTTTTTAAAGTATCAATCATCAACTGGTAAGTTTATTGGTGCAGATGCAAGTGGTGGTGGAGCAGTTGGTGCTGCTGGCACATGGGCAGTTGATAGTGTTGGAATCAATACTAGTAAAAGTGTAGGTATAGGTGCAGATGCAGTATCAGGAATAAAATTAAATGTTGCTGGTAAAATACAATTAGAAAATCAAATAAAGTTAAGAAGTGATGATGGATCACCAGCAAGAATAGACTTATATTGTGAATCAAATAATGCGCATTATCTAAGACTACAAGCACCTGCTCACTCTCAATTCTCAGGTAATCCAACTGTAACTTTACCAAACTCAGCAGGCACTGTTGCACTTA